TATTACAATCGCGGCTTATTAGGGAGAGGTTTCTAATGCCCCCACGCAAGAAAAGCGTCAGCCTATCAGTCGGACGCGGTGAAAAGCAGTCGGTCAAGGCTGGTGGTGGACTTACTGCGAAGGGTCGTGCAAAATACAACCGAGCCACAGGCTCAAAACTAAAGGCACCTGTGACCGGCAAAGTCAAAGCCGGTAGCGCAGACGCAAAGCGGCGCAAGAGTTTTTGCGCCAGATCAAAGAGCTGGACTGGCCCACGCGGCAAGGCAGCTAGGGCAAGATGGAAATGTTAGGAGTTAGCTATGGGATACGGTAAGAAAAAAGGCGGCAAGAAGTCGGGCGGCGCAAAGCAGGTTCTCGGTAAATACTGCTGATGTCGCTTTACGGAAATATCGCCAAGAAACGCGCACGCATTAAGGCGGGCAGCGGTGAGAAAATGAGAAAGGTCGGAGCCAAGGGTGCGCCAACTAATGCTGCATTTAAGGCTGCGGCGAAAACCGCAAAAAAGAGAAAGAAGGCCAAAGCATGATTGTTTGTGACAACTGCCCATATCGTGGCCGCTGCGAAATCAAGCAGCGTTGTATTCAGGGCAAAAACGCTATGCCTGACATGACACCGCCGCCAGCTCCGTCAAAGTTTGTGCAGACCAGCAAAGGCACAGTCGAGACTGCCGGAAAACGCGGCGCACCAATCAAGACTGCGGTCAAGAAGGTCATCAAAAAGGCGAAGATGCATTGAACATCAGACGCCCGATTGTTGGCCGGATAAGACGCCCGCAGCCCCCGCTAGAACCAAAGGCGGAAGTGTGCGATAATGTCGACACGCCAAAGACGGCGACCAAGGTTAAACGTGCGCCAAAACGCGCGGCAAAAGGTGCAAGGAAAAATGGCTAAAAAGATGGACGACGATCAATTGGGCAGCATCGTGTCTGGTGAGATCACCGACGCGCTCAATCACTTTGACAACGAATACACGACTGACCGCCTCCGCGCCTTGGACATGTATTTGGGTGAACCACTCGGAAACGAGATAGACGGTCGCTCGACAGTGATTGCGACCGAGGTTGCCGACACCGTCGAGGCCATCATGCCTAATTTGATGCGGGTGTTTACGACAAACGACAAATATGTTCGCTTTAGCCCGCGCACTGCCGAAGATATGGAATCAGCCGAGCAAGCCTCGGATTACGTTAATTATGTGCTTAACACCCAGAACCCAGGCTATCAAATCCTGCACACGTTTTTCAAGGATGCGCTGTTATTCCGTTTGGGTGTCGTAAAGTTCTTTTACGAGACACGCGAGGAAGTTGACCAGGAAGAATATAGTGGGTTAAGCGAAGAAGAACTGACGATGCTTTTGAGCGACCCGACTGTCGAGCTTGTGTCTCAGACAGAGACCGTCGTTGAAAGCGTCTACGACGACGAGACCGGCGAGACCGAAGACCTGCGCTCCGAGTACGATTTGACTGTACGCATCAAGCGCGAAGAAGGTGACATCAAAATCATCAATATTCCGCCTGAGGAATTTTTGGTTTCTCGCCACGCGACTTCGCTTGACGACGCAAACTTCATAGCGCACCGCACCAACATGACCGTCTCAGACCTTGTGGCTATGGGCTATGACCGCGACGAGGTCGAGCAGTTTGCTGGCGAGAATGAGCTGGACACCGACCGCGAGGTCAGCAACAGATTCCAAGACCTTGAATCGTCAATGCCGGTTGATGCGGCAGACCCGACACTGCGGTCTGTGCCTTACTATGAGTGCATTATCAAAATGGACTACGACGGCGACGGCATTGCCGAGCGTCGGCGCGTCTGCGCGATTGGCGCTGAGGGCAAGCACATCTTGCACAATGAGCCATTCGATCACATCCCATTCGCGTGCGTCTCGCCTATTATGATGCCGCACCGCCTGATTGGGCGCAGCATCTTTGACATGACCGAGGACTTGCAGGTCATCAAGTCAACGCTGATGCGCCAGTATCTCGACAGCGTCTACTCATCTACCCTGCCACGCATTGCGGCGGTCGAGGGTCAGGTGAACCTCGACGATTTGCTTGACGGCTCACCCGGCGGCGTAATTCGGACACGCCAACCGGGCATGATCCAAGCTCTAACCGGCGCATCAGTCGGCAACGAAATCCGCCCGCTAATGGATTATTTAGATACAGTAAAAGAGCAAAGAACAGGCATGAGCCGTGCTAGTCAGGGGCTTGACGCTAACAGCCTACAGTCAAGCACCGCCAGCGCAGTCTCAGCGACCGTGCGCGGCGCTCAGGTTAAGCTGGAATCTTATGCGCGTACAATGGCGGAGACAGGGGTCAAGGCACTCTTTAAGGGTATTTTGCACTTAGTCCTCAAATTCGATAACAAAGAAAAGATCGTGCGCCTCCGCAATCAGTTTGTGCCGATCAACCCAGCCGAGTGGTCAAGCCAATTTGACACCGTTGTGCAGGTTGGCTTAGGCACGACTGACGACGAAACAAAGATCGCCTTCCTGACACAGATAGCATCAAAGCAAGAGCAAATCCTGATGCAGCTAGGTCAGGACAACCCGCTTGTGACGGCGCAGCAATACGTCAACACCCTGCGCTCAATCACTGAGGTCGGCGGCTTTAAGGATAGCAGCCTGTTCTTTAACTCGCCTGAGCAAGTCACGCAGTTTATTGAGCAGCAAAAGCAGCAGGCAGCCAATCAGCCGCAGCAGCCGTCACCTGAGCAGCAGCAGATGCAGCAGCTTATGCAGCTAGAGCAACAGAAGACGCAGGCCGACATCCAGATCGCGCAGCAAAAGGCCGAGGCTGACATTGCGCTGAAGCGCGAAAAGATGCAGGCCGAGCTTCAGATGGAGCGCGAGAAGATGCAAATGGAATTACAGATGCGCCAGCAGGAGCTACAGGCTGAGGCTGAACTGCGTGTCGCCAAGGCGGTCACCGACGCCGAAATATCAACCAACCTACCGAGGGCATAGAGATGGCCAAGCTAAACAAAATCATGCCGCCGCGTAACACAAAAATTCGCGGTCAAGACCACCTACTAGCCTACATCACACCAGAAGAAGCGGCGCTTTTGATGGCCAATGGTGGTACTGGCGAAGCTGGCCCTATGGGGATTCCTTCTTACCCAGAGCCGGGTATGGGTGGTGACAGCGATGACCGTGATGGGTCAGGCAACTCTGGTGGTGGCGGTTCATCTGGCGGCGGAGGCGGTGGTAGCTCCGATGATGGCGATGGCGGCGGCGGCGGTGGTGGCGGCGGTATGAATGAAGGCCAAGACAACACTGGCATTGCAGATGCTGCTGGGTATGGCGCACCAAGCGGCCCTTCTGGTGGCGGCGGCTACGATACAATCGGCAGAGCCGCAGAAAAAGATTATGGCGCTCCAGAACCATCAGCCCAAGATATTGAGGCTGCTAGAGGTTTTGACTTTGGAAGCGAAGCCTCTGACGCTTTAGCGGCTTCGTTTGGGCAAGGCTTCAACCAGATGGGCGCTGGTCTTGGCTATAATGTTTCTGGGTTAGAGCTTGATAAAGCCTTTGGTCAACTTGATGAGAGAATGGCAAGGGCTGAAAATTTGCCTGGGTTGCTCGGTGTTATGGCGAATTTAAATTTGTCAAACATAAGGTCAGGCCTCCAAAAAGGATACGCGCCAGCTTTTGATAAGGCTGGAAATATTCAAGGCGCTTTCGGCCCAGACCCATTTGGTTTTGGCGGGTTGGTTTACAGCGGTAATCCAATCGAAGGCAATAAGGCAACAGGTTGGTCTGACGTTGACGGCGGTGACGGATATGACTCTCGCGACCCAGTCAAGCCAGTAGACCCAGAGACCGGCCAATGCGATGAGGGCTATATGTTCGACGAGGACATGCAGGCCTGCCGCTTAGACACAAGGTCTTCTATGGGCGGTCAGCCAGCGCTGCCGCAGGTTCCGTTTCAGCCGGGCGGGTATGCACGGATGGGTCTGTTAGATGAGGCTCCAATTAATCTGCCTCAGTTCCAGCAGCGTTACGGCGCGGGTTTCGGCACGCCTTCAGAGTTTGCTGCGGCTAACACCGCGTTTAGGCAGCAGGGCGCGTATCGTCCAGAATACTTTAAGCGGCCATATCCGACAGACGGATACACATTATTAGGTTAGGGAAAAAATGAACGAAGGTAAGGCGAGGGAAGCGGTGCTGCGGGCTGAGAAGGCTGAGGCACTGCTTAGGAATGAATTGTTAACCGAGGCGTTTGACTATCTGGAGAGCCAGTTTATTCAGGCTTGGAAGTCAAGCGGCATAGGTGAGGCCGAAGACCGAGAGCGAATTTACCAATTGAGCCAGAACCTTGAAGCCCTAAAGGGGTATTTTCAAACGGTGATATCGGATGGTAAGATGGCGCAATCGCAAATTGACGAAGTCAAGAGGCGCTCAACTTTTAACAAGAGATAAGGTAGAAAAATTATGGTCGACAATCCTAATGGAACCGACGCAATTTCAATGACTGATGCAATTAGCCTTCTGAACACTCCCACTGAGGACACCGTTACAGATGAGCGAAATGAGGCTGAAGACCAGCCTCAACAGCCCGAAGCCGAGGCGCAAGTCCCATCCGAAGATCAGGCGCAGGATGCCCCCGAAGATGACGACTATGACGATGAGGTTGATGACGGCGAAGATGCCTATGATGACGATGATGACGACGAGGAAGTCGACGAGGAACCCGCTGAAAAGCTGTACACCGTAAAGGTGGATGGCAAAGAGGTGGAAGTTAACCTCGAAGAAGCCCTCAAGGGTTACCAACGTCAGGAGGCATTTACTAAGCGATCAATGGAACTGGCCGAGCAACGCAAGGCATTTGCTGCTGAGGCAGCCGAAACAAAACAGCTCCGAGACGCTTACGCGCAGCAACTTGAGTTACTGCAAGCCCAACTCCAGCAGACAAACCTCACTGAGGAACCTGACTGGACAGCCTTGAAAAACGAGGGCTATTCGACTGACGACATTTTCTTTGCCAAGACCGAGTGGGACAAGCAACAAAAGCAGGCCTACCAAGTCGCAGCAGAGCGTCAGAAAATTGCCCAACAGCAGGCACAGGAGCAGGAGGCGCAATTAAAGCAGCACCTTCAAAACCAACGTGTCGAAATGCTTGAGCGCATACCTGAGTGGCGTAATGACGAGACCCGCGAGTTTGAGCGGAAGGAAGTCATTAAGTACGCCCAGAAGCGTGTCGGGTTTAGCGAGGAAGAAATCTCATCGGCGTCAGATGCACGCGCGATTGAGCTTTTGTACAAAGCGTGGAAGTGGGACAATCTAATGGAAAAGAAACCTACAACCAAAAAGCGCACTCGCCAAGCACCGAAGATGGCCAAGGCAGGGCAACCGGCAACCAAGCGCGAAGTTGCTAATCGTTCAAAGCGGAAGGCGCGTGAACAGTTTGAAAAGGCTGGCACCGTTGACGCTGCTGTACAACTTTTGATGGGTAGATAACCCGAAGGAACAAAACAATGGCCGTGTTCACAACACAAAACGCAGTGGGTGAAAAAGAACAGCTCGCTGACATCATCTACCGGATTGATCCGGCAGAAACTCCAATTTTTTCCAATGTGAAAAAAGAAACCTCAAACGGCATTTTCGTCGAATGGCAAGTTCAGGAGCTGACCGCCGCGTCTGCTACTAACTATCATAACGAAGGTGCAACCACATCTACTGCTGCGGCGACACCAACTTCACGGATCGGTAACTACCACCAGATCTCAAAGAAGGTATTTGCTACATCCGGGACCCTGGATGCGGTCGATTCCGCCGGGCGTGAGCGGGAACACAATTACCAGAAGGTCTTGAAGGCCCTGGAATTGCGCCGGGACATCGAAAAAGCAATCGGTGACACAGACGTAGCACGTTCTGGAACAGACCCACGCAAGTCAGCGTCTTTGACTTGCTGGATCACAAACGGCTCAGTCGGTGCGACTGCCGGTGCCTTCGCCACAGGCGACGGAACTGACACAATCACTGGTGGAGACGACCGGGCGTTAACACTTGCACTCATCGAAGATGGCATGCAGGACGCCTGGACAGACGGTGGCTCACCTGAGCTGATGATTGCCTCGGCCACAAACCGCGCCAATTTTTCGGACCTGTCAGCCTCTGGAAACTTGGTCAGTAACGACGTGAATATGACTGCCGCTAAGGAGGTCAGCTACGTCGGGTCTACCAGTGTTTTCTTGACCGACTTCGGTACTGTGCAAGCTGTTCCATCTCGGTTCCTTGGAAACGACCGCGTGTTCTTGATTGATCCAAACTTTGTTTCAATCTGCACACTCAACGGACGTAACTTCCTTGAGCAGGAGTTGAGTCAGGACGGAGATGCAAAAACTTCGCATCTTCTCTGTGAATGGTCTTTGAAGCCTACCGCGCCTAAGGCGCACGCAATGATTATGGACTTGAACGGTTCATAGTAACTCTGAGGGGGCAGGCAACTGCCCCCTCTATTTCATAAGGGAAAAGGCATGAAGCGAGTTTTATACACAGACCCTCACACCGCCAAAGAGGTGGTTATGGATCAACGCTCTGATGGCACAGACATCATTGAGACGACCCAGAGGTTCGACACGTTGATTAAGATCAACAAGCAGATGAACAACGACATATACAGCATGTGGCGGAAATACCAAATGTCGTGTATAATCACCTGCTAGAGACACTAGGCCCGCCTGCCCAAAACCCAAAGGGCTGGAAGGCTTGGTTGAACAATAGTGAGAACCGAGACTTCAGGACAGGCGGCGGTAACGTATAATGGCAATTGCGACCTACACAGATTTGCAGGCATCCATAGCTAATTTTCTGGCTCGGTCTGACCTGACCGCACAAATCCCAGACTTTATTGCGCTGGCCGAGGCTACTATGAGCCGAGAGCTGGAGACACGCAGTCAGGAAAAAAGGGCGATTGCAAGCACTGTGTCGGGCAATGAATATCTGAGCTTACCAACTGACCTAAGAGAGGTCAGAGAGGTAAAGCTAAACACATCACCGCTGACCGTGCTGAGATACTACAGCCCTGTCGCGCTGGACGAGCAGTACGCATCAGAGGGCGGCGGCAAGCCGAAGGGCTACAGCATTGTGGGCGACGAAATAAAGTTACGGCCAGTGCCTGACGCCACCTACGAGATGGAAATCGTCTACATAGGTTCTATTGAGGCTTTGTCTGCGTCTAACTTGACAAACACAATCTTGAGCCGGTCACCCGACGCTTATCTTTATGGCAGTTTGGCCGAGGCTTATGCCTACCTTCTTGATGAGACTAGGG